CGGCGATTGTGGAAACCTTCAACGACCTGTACAGGGACGGCAGGAAACCGATGCCGGCCGGATTCTTCGGGAGGGATGTGTGAGATGAACATCAAACAGGCGGCACAGGCGATCCGCGACAGCGTGGACATGGACCAGATCCTGGCCCTGTACGGCTACACAACCGGAAAAGGGCGGTTCATGCGGTGCCCCTTCCACGGGGAGAAAACCGCCAGCCTGAAGGTGTACAGCGGGAAGAAGGGATGGCACTGCTTCGGATGCGACCGGGGCGGCTCGGTCATCGACTTTGTGAAGGAGCACGAGAACTGCGACTTCGGCACGGCGGTGCGGGCCATAGACCACGCGCTGCACCTGCGGCTGATGGATCCGCACGAAAACCCCTTTGAAGCGGGCCGGGAGGAACGGAAGCAGCGGGCGCTGGACGACTTTGTGACGGCGGTGTACGCCTACGCGGACGCCATGATCCGGAGCATTGAGATCCAGCAGGTGATCGACTACAAGCGGCTGAAGGAGCTGGAAGAGCTGCGCTACGGCCAGGTGGAGAAGATTACGGCGGCGGACTGGGACTTCATGCTCAGCTGGAAGGACAACGACGAATACGCGGAATACCGCATAGACAAAATCAAGGAATTTAAGGAGGAGGTGGCCGCATGGCGGAGGACGGCACGAGGTCAGACGTCAGTCTGATACCGGACGACGTCGAAGGCCCGAAGGGCATTCAGGTCAAGGCCACCATAGACAACTTTTACCGGCTGATTGCCAACCACTACGGAAAGAACATCCGGCTGAACGAGATGACCGGCAGGCCGGAATGGTGGGACAGGCTGCGGAAGAGCTGGCGGGAATGGACCGACGCCCAGGAGAGCCAGGCGAGGGCGTACTTCGAGAGCACCTACGGCATGTACAGCCAGGCGAAACTGGCGGACGCGCTGGCCATCTACTTCGCGGACCACAGGGTGAACCCGCTGCTGGACATCCTGAACAAACTGGAATGGGACGGAAAGCCGCGGATAGAGCACTTCCTGACGGACGTGATGAAAGCCGAGGACAGCGAGTATATCCGGGAATGCAGCAGGCTGATTTTTGCCGGCGGGATCCACAGGGCCTATGAGCCGGGATGCAAGTTTGACGACATGATCGTGCTGATCGGCGGACAGAGCGCCGGAAAGAGCACCATCGTGCGGTGGCTGAACATGGAGGACGAGTTCTTCCGGGAGATCAAGACCATCAACGGAAAGGAGGGCATCGAGGCAATCCGGGGCGTATGGATCGGCGAGGTTGCGGAGCTGATGGCCATGACCAGGGTGAAGGAGGCCGAAGCCGTCAAAGCATACATCACGAGCCAGGAGGACAGCTACCGGCCGCCCTATGGGAAGCACGTGCAGACCATTCCGCGGCGGTGCATGTTTATCGGCACCACCAACAACCCGCAGTTCCTGACCGACAAGACCGGCAACCGGCGGTTCTATCCAGTGAAATGCCAGAGTTTCGCATACAAGCTGTACGAAAACGAGGGAATCATCAAGGAGTACATCCGGCAGGCCTGGGCGGAAGCTGTACACATGTACAAGGAAGGGAAGCTGCAGCAGTTCGCCCGGAAGGAAGTGCTGGAACAAATCCGGGAGGCCCAGGAGGCAGCCATGGAGGACGACTGGCGGATCGGCGCGATTGAACAGTACCTGGAGGACAACAAGAAGAGCGCCGGGGCCACCGTCAGCGTGGTGGAGCTGTGGCACCGGGCGCTGAACGAGCCGGACGAGAGCAAACCCGCCAGGAAGGACAGCATCGAGATCACCCAGATCATCAGCAACATGCCGGGGTGGGTGATGGGGCCGAACAAGATTTCCACGCAGTGGGGGCGGCAGCGGTACTTCCGGAAGGACAACTTTGCGGCGCTCTGGCGGTGAGTCAGTTCCACTCAGTTCCATAGTCAGTTCCACCTAGGTTCCACCCAAAACCATTATATATCAATATATATATCCTTTTGGAACCAAGTGGAACAGAAAATATAAAAAAAGAAAAAAATTAAAAGGGTAATATAGGAAAACTCGGTTCCTGGTTCCACTCAGTTCCACTTTGAGACAGGAAAGGAAGAACAAAACACCACCGTGCGCGGCCTGACGGGGCGGTGCCGGAGGGCCCGGGGAGAAACGAAAAAAAGGAGGTGCGAGCGCTCCGGCCCGGGACTGACGGATCGTGCCACCGCCGGCGGGTTCGACTCCCGCCCCGCGCGGATTGGTGGGGAAAGGAAGGGAAGAAAATGGAAGAACAGATCAGCATTCTGGAAGATATAGACAGGAGGACCCGGCAGACGGAAAAGATGGAGGAAGCCAGGATCCGCGACAAGCTGGACCGGGAGTACGTGAACACGTGCAAGATGTTCGGGCACAGTCCGGACAGGCTGCCGGACGGCCTGGTGGTGATTGAACAGGCGACGAAGTACCTGCAGGACAGGCAGAAGACGGTGTACTACAGGTGCGTGGTCGGGCACCACAAGACGGTCAGCGGGATGATGGCGCACCTGATCAGCGCACCGAGCGAGGAATGGCCGGAAGAGCCGAGCTGGCAGTATGACAAGTGGAACAAGTGCCGGTGGAGCTATCCGCACTGGATGCTGTGGACCAGGAAAGAGCCGGAATATGAACACGAGACAAAATGGGCGAATGACGATTAAATGACGATTTAAAGGAGTTCACAACAAATGAAGTTAGGAGGATGAAATTGGCAGATAAAGAGAGTGACAAAGTGCTGATTGAGAATCAAGCACGAATCATAAATGATCTTGGGAAAAAGATCAAAGAAATGGAAAACGATCTGCGGATTATGTTCAACCGATGCGAAGCAACGGCAAAGCTGCTGACAAGCGGTGGTGCGTGTAAACGCTGCGGTATGCGTGAGAAGTGTGAGAGGTTAACAAAATGAGAGTTTTAGTTGCTTGCGAAGAATCACAGGCGGTCTGTAAGGCTTTCCGTGAAAGAGGACATGAAGCATACTCCGCTGATCTCCAGGAGTGTTCCGGTGGTCACCCTGAATGGCACATTAAAGGTGATTGCTTACCGTTGATAAATGGGAACTGCACTTTTATGACAGAGGGGGGCAATGGATACACATTGACGGTAAATGGGATCTGCTGATAGCACATCCACCTTGCACATATCTGTGTTGCAGCGGAGAACGTTGGTTTGACACTGACAGATACGGAAAAACAGCGGAAAAACGCTGGCGTGACAGGGTTGATGGTGCGGTGTTCTTCATGCGGTTTGTGGCTGCTGATTGTGACCACATAGCAATTGAAAATCCGATAGGGATCATGGGGACGGCATACAGAAAAGCAGACCAAATAATCCAGCCTTATGAATATGGAAGCAAGTCTAAAAAAACAACCTGTTTATGGCTGAAAGGTCTGCCAAAGCTGAAACCCACGAACATAGTCGAACCGGAGCTGAAAAGCTATATCTGCAAAAGCGGTAAAAAGGTGACATTTTCGGTTGATTACAAATATACACCTGACCATCAAAAGAAACGCTCAAAGACTTATCCGGGAATAGCACAAGCAATGAGTGAACAATGGGGTGAATTGAATGTCAATGATAATGGATGAAACCTTGACAGATCAGCAAAGAGCAGAACTGATTAGGAACAGAATAGCCTGGATAGATGAACACGAAAAGATGTTTGAAATTACAAGCATCATGCGTCTTGAAAGGCAGCTGCTCAAAGAGGAACTTGAAGTATTAGTTAGTCGCAACAATACCCATTAAAGGACACAATTCACGGAGAGAGGAGGACGGTGGACAATGAGCAAGGTATCAATAACCATGTGTGATGGATGCGGAAAAGAACTTACAGGGAAACCATTTGCACCGGATTTGGCACTGATTGTAACACTGGCAAAAGCAAAAATGACAGAACATTTTTGCTATCAGTGTGCAACGCCGCTGATCGAACTGATGAACAAGATGGCGGAGGAACGATTTAAGCAGATCGGAGGGGACAAATGATTGCAATCATAAAGTCAAGAAGTGATCCGCTTGATATTAGCATCATGAAGGACGTTCAGCATTTTGAATGTGAATGGTATACAAACGTAGGGGATGTCATGTTGATCTGCACAGCAGAAGAAACGGAAAAGGTTGAACTGAACAATTACTCTGTTGAAATAACAGCGGATACCAATTAAAACGGACACAAAACAGGAGGACAAGATGGACATCCGGAAGGCGCTGGAACAGATCACGATGGAACAGCAGGACATCGTAAGGATGATCGGGACGGTGGCCATGCATGAGGCTCCGGCTGACGGGGACTGGGCGAAGGAAATTGAAAAAGCGCAGACAGAGGAATCGGCGAAAAACACCGACTACCTGCGCGGATTCTTTGACGGGCTCAAGGAGGCGTATCTCGTGATCGCGGCCATGGCCGGAGAGCACAAAGGAGATGATCAGTAAAATGAGCTGCCCGTGCAAAGGGTGCCAGGAACGGACAGACACATGCCACGGCACATGCGAGAGGTACAAGGCTTGGAAGGCTGAGCACGAGAAGAAAAATGAATGGCTGCGCGGCCAGGTGGTGGAACAGACAGAGCCGCGACGGCAGTTCTTCAACAGGCTGGAACGGAAGAAGGCACGCGGACAGTGCGGCAAACGATTCGGAAAGGGAGGCGGTGACTGATGGTTAATCTCTACCAGATGCGGCAGAGGATACGGAACCTGGTGAAGCTGCAATGGAGAGTTGAACAGGAAACGGCGAAGGCTACGAAAATCACGGCGACCATCACAGGGATGCCGAGAGGGTCGGACAACCACAGCAAGGTGGAGGACGGCGCCATCCGGATATCAGACCTGAAGGACGCATACAGGGAAGCGGCAGAGGAACTGGAAGCGATGAAGGAAGCGCTGGATCCGCTGATCAGCGACCTGGACAACGCGGACGACCGGGCAGTGATGCGACTGCGGTATATCAAAGGGTTCAGCCCGGAGGATATCGCAGAGGCTATACACAGGACTGACAGATCTATCTACTACTACCTGAGCCGGGCAGAGGACCAGCTGGTCAGAAAGCACCCGGACAAGGTGAGCAAGTGACAACCGGCTGACGGTATGATAAGATGAAAGAAAAAGGGAAAAGGAGGCGAGAGAATGAACTGGCAGGCATTGGGAATGGTTCCGGCAATATTCATTGTTCTGTTCTTTGTGGTGTTTCTGTATGGAGCGTGGAAGATGTGGCAATCCAACAACAAGTTTATTGCGTTCATCTTTCTGGCGGTTGCAGTAGCCGCAGGGTTGCTGTTCTATGGACTGTATGGTAAGTCACTCGGTTTATAACTTTTTCAGTGAATTTCAGTAAATATCTATGTTATAGTATACGCGTAGAGAAGCACCTGAGACGATTGTCTCGGGTGTTTTTAATTCGCTCACAATTGCGGGGGCCGTTCCGGGTTCTTCCTTTCCGGGAGCGGCGGGAGGTTCGTCGACACGCGATAGCGGGCTGAGGTGGGAGCTGATGAGCCAACGCAGTGAAGGATTTGCGCGAACGTTCTACATGTCATGGCCATGGATCAAGTGTGCCAGGTCATACAAGAAACACATGAACGGATTGTGCGAGCGGTGCCTGGCCAAGGGGTTGATAGTTCCGGGTGATGAGGTACACCACAAGATCAGGCTGACGCCGGACAACATAAACGATCCGGCGATTGCACTGAACTGGGACAACCTCGAACTGTTGTGTAAGAATTGCCACTTGGAAGAGCACAAGCGGACACGCTGGCGGTGCGACGAGCTCGGACATGTAGAGCTATAGCCCCCCTATCAATTATTTACGATTGGAGGGGGCTCAGCTCCGGCGGTGGGTCTTCCGTGACTGACTATGGATTTTGAAGGGGGTGTAATTGTGGCTCAGGGTGGCCGGAATAAGGCCGAATTGACGAAAGATCAGCGGATTGAAACAGAATACGCGCGGATGAAGGAATTGTTCTCCACAATGCCGGCAAACGAGCTGATGTTTTGCGACCCTCTGCTGCAAAATGCCGCTTTCATGAAGGTGACGCTGGAGGATCTGCAGCAGGCGATCAACGAAAACGGGGTCACCGATCAGTACCAGAACGGAGCGAACCAGAGCGGGACGAAAGCATCCGCGGACCTGCAGGCGTACAACAGCCTGGCGAAAGTGTACAACGCGCTGATGGACAAGCTGAGCGCGAAGCTCCCGAAACTGATGAAGCAGTCCAGATTGGCGGCGCTTCGGGATGAGTAAGAAGGCGGAAACGGACTGGATCCTGACATACTATCAGCAGATCAAGGACGGCACCGTGAACGTGGGGCACTGGATTCGGGAGTGGTACGCGCTTGTTGTTGACGGGCTGCAGCAGAAGCGCTTCTTCTTCGACACGAAGAAGGCGAGCAAGGTGATCCGGTTCTGCGAGAACTTCTGCCGGCATCACGAGGGACCGCTGGCGCCGAAGCTGATTAAGCTGGAGCTTTGGCAGAAGGCGTTCCTGAGCGTGATCTTCGGAATTGTGGATGCGGACGGGGACCGGCAGTTCCGGGAGGTTGTCCTGCAGATCGGGCGGAAGAACGGCAAGACCCTGCTGGCGGCGGCGATCAGCGCCTACATGATGTACATGGACGGCGAGTACGGCGCCAGGCTGTACTTTGTGGCGCCGAAGCTGGACCAGAGCCGGCTGTGTTTCAACGCCTTCCAGCAGATGATCATGAAGGAGCCGGAACTTAGCGACCTGGCGAAGAAGCGCAGGACGGACATCTACGTATCGAGCTCCAACAGTTCCGCCCAGCCGCTGGCATTCAGCTACCAGAAGTCGGACGGTCTGAACCCGTCGCTGACGGTCTGCGACGAGATCGCCAGCTGGCCAGGGGAAGGCGGCTTGAAACAGTACGAGGTACTGAAGAGCGCGCTGGGCGCCCGGCGGCAGCCGATGTTGCTTTCGATCAGCACGGCCGGGTATGTGAACGACGGAATCTTTGATGAACTGATCAAACGGTCCACCGCGGTGATCATGGGCACGAGCAAGGAAACGAGGCTCGCGCCTTTTTTGTACATGATCGACGATGTGGACAAGTGGAACGACATCAACGAACTGAAGAAGGCGAACCCGAATATGGGCGTCTCCGTCAGTGTTGATTATATGCTTGAGGAAATTGCAGTCGCCGAAGGAAGCCTGAGCAAGAAGACGGAGTTCCTGACGAAGTACTGCAACATCAAGCAGAACAGTAGCCAGGCATGGCTGACGGCGCAGGACGTGAAGAAGTGCTTCGGGAATGACCTGTCGTTTGAGGACTTCCGGCACATGTACGCGCTGGGCGGGATTGACCTGAGCCTGGCGGTGGACCTGACGGCCGCGGTGATCGTGATCGAGAAGGACGGCGTGAGCTGGTTCGGAACGCAGTTCTTTATGCCGGCGAACAAGGTGGAGGAAGCGACGGCCCGGGACGGGCTGCCGTATCGCATCTATGCCGAGCGGGGACTGCTGACCATCTCCGGCGAGAACACGGTGGACTACCACGACGTGCACGAGTGGTTCCGGATGCTGGAGAAGCAGTACGAGATCCTGCCGCTGAAGGTGGGCTACGACAGATACAGCGCGGCGTACCTGGTGCAGGACATGGAGGCGGACGGCTTCGACATGGAGAGCGTCAGCCAGGGAAGCAACCTGACGGGGGTCCTGATCGACATGGAAGGCATGATCAAGGACGGGCGGCTGCGGTGCATCAATGACAACGACCTGATGAAAATCCACATGCTGGATGCGGCCCTGAAGTTTGAAGAGGGAACGAACAGGAGACGACTGATCAAGATGAGCGCAAAGCAGCACATCGACGGCATGGCCGCGCTGAGCGATGCGATCTGCATGCGCCATAACTACTACGAGGAACTTGCAGGGCAGCTC